AAGAGGAATCAGTTGAAGAGGAAGAAGTTAAAGAGGAATCAGTTGAAGAGGATAAGGAAGCATTTGAAGATGACTCGATGAAAACAATATTGTTTGATGCACGATATTGTGACAAAGATAATGTTGATGTGAATAATAATGAATATTCTGTTGATAACGAATCATCGGATCATGATGATTCAAAAGAAGTGATTAGGGAAGTTGATATTGATGATCATGAGAATGATGAAGTCAACTATGGTGGGCTCAAAGAGATTAAAGTGATTGAAAAAGAGAACAACGGCGAGGTGAATGCTGACGATCAATGCTATCAAGATGTTATCATTTCAGAGGATATTACCGTTGATGAAAACGAAACAGATAATATGATTGAGAATTTAGATACGAATGTTGTGTTAAAGGTAAACGCAAATAAAATAGAAATTTGTGAGGCAGAAGAAAGTGATGATGGTGATGATTTTGATATTAAAATAGAAGAAATAAACGATGAAGATGAAAAAAAACGAACTGTTGTAAAGGACGAATATAAATATAACAAAAAAATGAGAAACACAGAAAAAATTAAAAGTATATTAGGAAGTAGTATAGAATATGATGAGTTCAGATATAACAAAGATCAGTTGAAAAAGAAATTATTATTACAAAAGAAGTACATATGAAGTTTTTTTTAAACAAATAAAAAAATATATAGAATATAAATGATACAGTTAACATCTTTCGTAATAGCGTTATTTTTTTCAGCAGTATTTACCATGTATATACTCTATGAGAATAAAAAGACAGAAGAGAAGAAAGATAACATGCAAATGTTTATATTGTCAATAATGTCATTTATAATCGTATATATGATTTCAAATTTGATAATAGATAGTAATGATGATAAACAAATAATGAATAATATAAAATCAGGTGAACCTCCGTTTTGATTTTAGGGATTATAATATATAATAAATAAAGAATATAGTATAGTATGAAATTAGAGTTAAAAAAATTTGACATTACATCCATAACAGATGATAAGGTTGTTGTGATGATAGGAAAGAGAAATACGGGGAAGTCATTTTTGATAAAAGATTTATTGTATTACAATAATTCCTTTCAAGTAGGCACAGTTATATCTGGTACCGAGTCGGCAAACAATTTTTACGGCGAAATGATCCCTAAGATTTTCATACATGATGAATTCAAACAAAACATCGTTGATAATGTAATTAAACGACAGCAGCATGTGATAAAGAATCTAAACGACGAGAATGTCAAATACGGTGGATCGAAAATTGATCCTCGCTCGTTCTTGATATTGGATGATTGTTTGTACGATTCTAGCTGGACAAAAGATAAAAATGTAAGGGCATTGTTCATGAACGGCAGGCATTTAAAAATGTTTTTTATCATATCTATGCAATACCCATTAGGCATACCACCCAACTTAAGAACGAATATCGATTATATCTTCATTTTGAGAGAAAATATCGTAGCGAACAGAAAAAGAATATACGATAACTATGCCGGAATGTTTCAGAACTTTGAAATATTTTGTCAAGTGATGGATCAATGCACCGAAAATTTCGAATGCTTAGTGATAGACAATACAACTAAAAGTAACAAATTAGAAGATAATGTGTTTTGGTACAAAGCTATTCAACACCCTCCTTTCAAAATTTGCAATCAACAATTTTGGGAAATGAGCAAGAATATCAAACACGACGACAACGAAGAGAATTACGATCCTTCGGTGTTCAAGAAAAAAAGACCTATCATCAATGTTAAAAAAACATATAGAAATTAAAAAGCATTATGTATACCTTCCTGCGCTTCTAGCATCATGATCCTGTGTGAAAATGTTTTCATACTCAGGATCCGTATGTTTGTGAAACAGCATATCATTATATGTCGTTCGTGGGATGAACTTATACACTACTTTTTTTTGGGATTTCAATTTTTGAATTTCTTCGTGATATATACCATCTATAACCATGACTATTCCAATGAGTAAAAATATAAATAACAAACTAAACATTCTCTTATATTAATTTTCAGTAATATTTTTTTCTTTCATCCACGGATCGTCTTCGGTATACATAGTAGAAGGCTGTTGATTTTCCGTTGATAACTCTAGAGTCACCTCTTCGTTGTTATCCACTATTTTAATACTTGCGATATCGCTCTCGATTTGTTTTTTCTTATCTTTTTCTGTTTCGGCAATTTGTTCCTTCATCGCAGCCTTTCGTTCCTCGAAATATTGTGATTTGTTCTCTTGATTTTCTTGATATTTCTTCATCAGAGTGTTCAACTGTGTTTCGGCAAACTCTTGGTTTTCAATATGTTCGGGATTCGGCGACCAAGGACACCAACACCCGACCTGTGCTACAAAAATCGAAAATTTATTGTTTTCCAATTTTCGAAGTTTTACACTCCTGGTTTGTGCTTCCTGAATCGTATCAAAGACTCCTCTAACCTTAAGACCCCTAATGGAGGTTTGGAAATCGTTCTTCTCGTGAAATGTTTTTTCTAAATCATCCGTTTGATCTTGCACAAAATGACTGAAAGAATCTTGAATTTTCGATTCATTAAATAAAAAGTCAAAATTGTCTTTTAGAATTCGAATCTCTTCTTTCTTGTCCGGAAATATATTTTCCAAAGTACTGATGTATTCCAAGTTCTTTTTTACATATGCCTTTGTATATTCTTCAAAGAAATACGCTTCCTTCTTTTTGAGGATTTCTTCAGGACTTATAAAGGAAAGACACACGAAATTTTGATTACGGAGAGGTTCGTCTTGCTCTAGATAATCAACCTCTTTCGTAGAAATCATTATATAATGATAAATAATTAATATGTTTAAGTAAATTTTAAAAATAAATTATTTATTATAAATAAAATGACTTACTCATTTGATTTCATGGAAGTTTTCGTACGCATTCTTAAATATCTTATGGAAGGTTTGGTAGTTGCCACAGCAGCCTTCATGTTCCCTAACAAAAAATTAACAATGGATGATGTTGTGTTGATTGGTTTTGTTGCTGCCGCAACATTCAGTTTATTAGATTTATATAGTCCGAGTTTAGGAGTCAGTGCCAGATCAGGTGCTGGTTTAGGTATTGGTGCTAACTTGGTTGGATTCCCCACAATGAACAACATGCCCAATGTTGCCCAATCATTGAGAGGACCTTAGATACTTCTTACAAATTTCCATCCCAAATCTTTACAGATCTTTTTCCAAATTTCTTCTTGTTGGTGTAGTTTTTCTCTGCTTTTAAGTAGAGGAAAATATCGTAAATATTCATCTTTGCCTAAAATTTGAATAAATTTGTGAATAACATAAGAATATGAAAGAAAGTTTTTACGAACTAGAGGAGAATGTTTTAGAAATGGAACTTGAATCTCTTTAAACATATTCCTCAATTTCTCTTCTAATTCTTGTGTTAAGTTAGGATTTGGTATGCCTGTTATTCTATTTAATATATACGGAATATGCTCATAGTATTTGTTGATTTTTAATTTCTTTAAGATCTCTTTCACTTTTTGACGGTTTATTTCCTTTACATTGATAATCCGTTGTTTTTTCAACTCTAACATTATTTTATCGAATATTTCTTCAGGAATATCTGTTGTTTCCTTACCCTGGATCTGATTTAACCATTCTTGGTAATGATTGATGCGTTTGTAGGAAAAGTAACTGATTTCTTTAGGGGGATCTTTATAGGATGGTTTTTCATTGTCTGTTAACAAATGTTGAACCGAAAAACATTTGTTACACACCGAAATACTATCGTTATTAATAACGGTTTTTTCCATTGAGTTGCAAAATTCACACTTTAATGCAATGTTGTTGTCTATGTTATCATTGATATAATTTTTGTCGGTTATCGATAGATATTCATCCAATAGAGAAGCCCTGTTATTAGGTGTAGATAGGTTACAATAGGTTTGTTTATTGCTTTTCTTTTCCACTTCGATTGTCTCTACATTCGAAGATAAATGTTGTTTATGAAAGTATTCAAGAATGGTTTTTTTGTTTTGATTATTTGCATTGTTAAGATGATTAGTAATGTTCATGTTATTGTCTGAGTTGTTTTCAACTAAATCATAATAATTGTATAAGATATCAGCAGTGTTTGAATAGTAATCAATCTCCTCTTTGTTTGTAACTATATCTTGAATGTAAGACTCAATAGATTTTATCTCATCATTTAAAATAACAATATCTTTAAACTCGTCATCAGTTTTTTCATGATTAGGTTTGTTATTAATTTCTTTTAGATTGTCTTTTATAACTTTTAATCTATCATAATTTTCTTCCAATGAATCTTTTTTAGTAAGAAAAGTTTCTATGTTGTTTTTGTGACAAAAGTCTAAAGTGTTGGAAGTTTTTTTGTAATTACAAGATCGTTTATATATATTTTGTTTTTTCATCGAAAAGTTTCTTTTTTAATAATGCGTAAAAATAAATTTTAAATATCTATAAAATTATTTTCTTATATTATATAAAAATACATAATGGGAGGAGGACTTATGCAACTCGTAGCTTACGGTGCCCAAGACATCTACTTGTCTGGCAACCCACAAATTACTTTCTTCAAAGTTGTCTACCGCAGACACACCAACTTTTCCATGGAATCCATTGAACAAACTTTCAACGGTTTCCCCAACTTCGGCAAGAAGGTTACCTGCCCCATCTCCAGAAACGGTGATCTCATCCACCGCATCTACCTCCAAGCAACTATACCCGCTGGATCCACCTCCGAGTGGGCCGGTCACGAACTTGTCAAATCCGTGGAAGTTGAAATTGGTGGTCAACGCATTGACAAACATTACGCCGAATGGCTTCATATATGGAACGAACTTACCCAAACCGCTGGTCACTGGGAAGGTTACAAATTGATGGTGGGTGGTAAAGATAATCTTGTTTCTGAATCAGCGTCCGGTGTGGCTGAAGAAAACGACAATGTTGTGTTCGTTCCTCTTCAATTCTGGTTCTGCCGCAACCCCGGTCTTGCCCTTCCCCTCATTGCCCTCCAATACCACGAAGTCAAGATCAACCTTGAATTCGGTGAGAAAGAAGCCGTTGGTGTAACTGGTGACATCGCTTCCGCCTCCCTCTATGTTGACTACATCTACCTCGACACCGATGAACGCCGTAGATTCGCCCAAGTGTCCCACGAATACCTTATTGAACAACTCCAATTCACCGGCGACGAAACCGCCTCCTCCAAAATCAAACTCAACTTCAACCATCCCTGCAAGGAATTGGTGTGGGTTGAAAAGGAAGAGGGTGGTGCTGTTGGTTCATATGTTACATCATATGACACCGCCAAACTCCAACTCAACGGGCATGAGCGTTTCTCCGCCCGTGTGCCCCAATATTTCCAACTTGTCCAACCGTACCAACATCACGAACGCGTGCCCGTTAAGGTTGAGGGCGCTGATAAAAGCACAGGTGGTATCAATGTGTACTCCTTCGCTCTCAAGCCCGAAGAACATCAACCCTCTGGGACATGCAACATGTCCCGCATTGACAACGCTACCCTTAACCTTACAGGTGTTGATACCTCCAACTCCGTTAAGGTGTTCGCCGTTAACTACAATGTGCTCCGTGTGATGTCCGGTATGGGAGGCTTAAGTTTTAGCAATTAATTTGCTAATGGTTAGAGCCTAACAGTCAGCTGCCGTAAATACGGGTAAACAGTGTTACTGGCTAGTGTTTGTTGTTCACAACAAATGCGAGATACCTTATAATGATCGGGAAAGTCCTAAAACTTCGAAACACCAAGGTTGTGTGGAAACATACAACTGGACGGGGTAATGACCTAGTGTATGGTAAAAGCGTTCGAAGATGTTACAATGGATAATCCGCGGGCAATGTTCCTAAACTCAATATGACAAGAGCACGGAACACCCACAACGACTATGTAGTACAGAGACTTAATCTACCTTTGTATTGCGACGGGTGTCGGGTGATAATGATGGTTTAGTCAACCGGAATCATCTTAAGATAGAGTCTGGCCTTGTGTGAAAGCACAGGGGGGAGAACGAGCCTACTCCAACTAGATTATTTAATTAAAATAGTACTATTGATTTCAGATAGTAAAAAAAAATTAAAACAACAAAAGAAAATTTACTTTAGTGATACTTTAATCACAAAACCTTTTTTTTCTAACTTCATAATAACTTTTTAGCAATTATGAAAAATATGAATTTACTTGCCCAAAATTTCAATACGGATGACGAAAAACTCTTTGTAAATTCGTTCAAGATGCATCTTGAACATGGCAATGATAACAACATAATTCTTTCAAGGAGTGGTTCGTTCATACATAATATTCTTTTTGTTTGTTGTCATCATTTTCCAAATGGTATAGATCTTATCTGGTAGATCGTCAATATTGTCCAACGACAACAACCATTCCTTACTTATATCAGGGCATTCCTTTTTTAAATTCAGGGAAAGTCCGTCAATGTAAGCGTAATCGTCATTCAGCACACTCAACATATCATTATATAACCAACACAGAAAGTAATCCATAGATTCTTTGTTCTCGGAAAGAGATGTATCGTTCAAATAAGTCTGAATGATTTTTTTGAGATGAAAATGATCGTGAACAATAGCTTCTTTTTGTTTTTGGTTAAAAACTTTCTTGTTTCTCCATAAATGGTTGTATATTTCATTGACAACAATATCGTTCGGAATGCTTTTTGATAGAAGTAACGCTTGAAGTTCCATTTTTTGATTGGATACTTGTTTTACATTATTTCTTTTCAATTTTTTTTCTAAGAACATACGAGGGCAATTAAACATCTTCCGGAACTTACATCACATTCGAAATGTGTTTTAACACCAAATAAGTTGACCGCTAATAACAAACCTAAGTGTAAATTTAAAATTTGATTAATATATATAGTATTAACAACATCAACATATAATGTATGTTATCAGACATCAAACAACACATACTTTCTTTGGGATTAACAAAGCGGATAACAATAAAACAAAAGTTTGTTGTTTTCCAAATGTGAACGATGCCAAACGGGTCGCAGATAACATAGCACGATTTCATTATTGTCAAAAAAGATTTCCTGATTTGAAAAATTATGAAGATATGTTCATGTACCATAAGGAAATACAATATGACAAAAACTTTACTCCCTTAAAGTTACAAGTTGACTACAAAGACTGTTTAATGTCTCTACATCATGTTGCATCAATGGAGTTTATTGAATATTGTGCAAATGCGAATTTAGATGTAATGTTTTGTGTATTATCTGAAAGAATGAATGATAGATTCTATATGTTTGATATGTCATTGAATAAAAAAATAAATGTGGAAGACTTTTTGAATAAATGTTATTATGAAATCCATTATTAATTTATATAACCTTGATATTTACTGTTTTAGAAGCCATAAAAGCGACTAATACCACCTTGGTCTACTGTATTGAGTATATGGTGGTTGTTTTTGTTGTTTTTTATATGGAAATTATATTTTGTTCGAAATCCATTCTTGCGATATGGTATCCAACACCATCTGGTTTCCAAACATTATCAACCGAACGGCGATATTGCTTCATCATCTTACCGATGACTCTAGCGTATATCTGCAACCTTTTAAGTCTTTTGTGTTCCTTGGTGTAAGGCACAACAAAATCATGAACTTTGTTGTCGTTGTTCAGTTTGATCAGCTCTAAAGGAGTGAGATACTCGTTCGAACCATCGGGCAGTTTGCCACGATGAACATTAGCGTATAGATCAGCACCAAGTTCCAAAAGCACTTTGATACTGGTCATTGCGTTGTGATCAACCGCTTTATACAATGGTGTAACACCGTAATAGTCAGTTGAGTTAACATCACAACCGAGTGAGACAATGAGACGAATGGTGTCTTCATTATCTGTTTCAACGGCGATATGTATGGGTCTGGCGAAGTAGTCTTCGTAAGAAGTGTTATCGTTGATGTCTAGATTGAACAACCGATGCAATGTAGTGATTGCTTCATGATGGTTGTTACGAATAGCATCAAACCAACACGCGATTTGCAGGTCGTGAGACATGTTTGTAATTGTGTATTAGTTGTTTCTGTATTCTTCGTGAGTAGATGGGGTAGTTGTGATAACTATACAAATTATTACATATTTTTCTTCAATTTTTTATTTAAGGATTTATCATATAAAAAATGTAAGTCTCGTTAGCTCAATTGGATAGAGCGTACGACTTCTAATCGTAAGGTTGTGGGTTCGACCCCCATACGAGACTCAATTCTTTTTTTTTAAATCATTAATATGTCGTTTTAATGATTTTAATCTTTCAGTTGTGTCAACAGTAAATTTATTTGTCTTTCTTTTTGTTCAAGAGCATCTATGCTGCTCAATAAAGATGAACAAAAATAATCAGAATCATTGTAAAATATCTCATCGCAATATTTTGAAGCTTCATGTTTTTTTTCTTTTAAATTTAAATTAATATCATGTTTCAATTTAATTAGCTTTTCTTTTTTAATAAAATTCGATTTAGTGTTGTCATTAGATTTACAAAAAATAACCAAAGGTTTAAAAAATACTTTGTTCATATTTTGAATAAAAAATAGTAAATAATGTTTATATCAAGATATTATTTTTATTTAAGGATATTTATATAAAATATAGTATGCACCATTAGTCCAGTGGTAGGATGTCTGCCTTCCAAGCAGAAGACTCGGGTTCAATTCCCGAATGATGCATCGTACTTGCTAGGATGCCCGAGAGGTCTAAGGGGTTAGACTCAAGTTCTAATAGTCTATTGACTGCGTGGGTTCGAACCCCACTCCTAGTAAATTTTTAGGTTTTTACCTTTTTGGCAAGATCATCAACTTCTTTCCAAAGGATATCACAGTATTGTTTATGAAGTTTGTAATTTTCGGATTGTATGTCACAGTTCATCAAAGCATATTTTAGTTTTTCGCGTAATTTTGTTTTTTCTGGAGGAGTCGACATTTTACTTTGTGTTGATTTGTCATTATGTTTGACGGAACACACAATTGGCGCTATTCTATGCCTTGGACTGATTCGTGCAATCATTTGTTTTTAATAAATATAACACACTTTATATCTTAACACGCGTAATTAATTGTGAATGGTCTATTTAAAAAACAAATTAACACATTTTCACAAGCGTGTATTTGTTACACCAAACACATTTTCACAAGCGTATGTAATATATAAAAATCCGTCTGGATCTCTATGATTCTTGTAAACTTCGGATAATATTTCCCCTGTCGG